TTACGCGGTGCGAGACAAACGCTGCTCCCAAATTTCAATCAGACGAAAAGCGGCTTCCAGGTTGGGAGTTTGGCCAAGAACGCTGATACCTTTGTCATGCTCTTCATCGGAGCATTCAAAGAGGAAATATCCGTCAGCGTTCATATCTTCTATGCCCATGGCAAGCAGAGAGTGTCGCGACAAGGAGCCGATATGAAGGAATCTCTTTTCAGAGAGCCTTACGCTTCCTAGTATCTCGTCCATGACCTCATCCTTGCAAAACCGCAGCCCGCGAATATCGGTTAACGATTTGGCCCTTTTTATGGTCTCATCCGATACGGCGAGAAGGGGAATCATACGCCGAGCGAAAAGTCCACAAAAACCTCCAATCATCAGGTATGCCGATGTCAGAGGGGCTATATCGTCCTATCTCTCGGATCTCAGAAGGAGCCCGGCACCGTTGGTGTCAGCCGAGGCTATGTTTGAACAGCGCCTATCTGATCCGAGCGTCTCGTCGCTAAGACAGGATGACGCCCGCAATAGCATTGAGGTCATTCATTGCCTCATGGGCATGTCCAATCAGCTTGGGGGCTATAACTTTTCAGCTGCACCCCGCCTGCAGGGAAAGGTCGTTGTCGAAGGATTAGAAATATCAATAAGGGCCGATCTACTTGTCTTAGGGTCGAACCGACTAGGAAAGCCTGTTAGGGGGGCGGCAGTTCTCCGCATGACGCAAGGAGCTGAATCGGAATCGGGCAAGGCCAAACGTCAAACAATGGGGCAATATGTTGCAGCATTGACCAGACACCATGCGGAAACGCATCTGTTCGATAGGACCGATGAGATTGCCAGCAAGCTATGCATGTCGATTGATATTCAACATGGCGAAGTCTTTACCGCCCCCAGTTCTACCACGCGTATGATGAACGATGTAGCCAGCGCCTGTCAGTTCATTGTAGCGCTTTGGCCCACCGTGTGAGCAGCTCTTACCGGGTGAACTATTGAGGATTTCGCAATGGTTCAACCGTCCGGAATTTCCGGATGGTTCGATCAGTCCTATTGCTCTTCGAAGAGCTTATGCTCGACTATCCGCAGAACGCCCAAGATAGACGGGAAGGGCATGCCCTCTGTCCGCTCGTAGATCAATTCGAGGATAGCTTCGGCGAGCGTGCCACATCGAGGGTCGCCCTCAGCTAACTTGACGACGTTGTCGTTCATGGCATTCCTCAATCAATATTGACGCTGATGACGGCTGGCCCCGGCCTGTCACACACGGTCTTACCGTTGATGGTGATCTGAATGCGCTCACCTGGATCGGCGGCTGTGAACGTCTCGACCCCGAGACGGCTGGATAGCTCGCTCTGGATCTGGCTCGTGTAGAAGCCCTCAAGCCCTATGCCCGATGATCCTTGCCCCTGGTCCTCACTCGGCATCCCCCCACAATCGCATGGCCCCGGCTCGAAAGCAGGGGCATTGTGGACCGCGCAGTCGGACCAATGCTTTTTCGTATCTTGCTGCATGCTGATGCTCACTTCTGACAAGCCCGCACCTGGTCCCGCAGCCCGATATAATCGCCAATCCATCGCACTGTTTCGGGCTTAGGGCTGGCCTTGATCTCAGCAGCAAGCGCCGCCTGATCGGCTTTGCTGTAGGTCACAAGGGTAGGGCAGGGCACGTACTGCACCGACGAGCAGGCGGAGAGACCGAGGAGCGCCCCGAGAGCGAGCCATCTCATGCCGTGCCATCCCCGAGCCGCTGCAATACGGCATCTTCCGTTGCTGGCTTGTTGGCCTGAGCCTGGGCCATGGATTGCGCCTTGAGCGTTGTCGCATCGGCAGAGGTCTTTGCGGCCTCGGAGGTGCTGACAGACGCCGCATTCTTCCCCGCCCGGTTGGCGTACCAGACCAGGACACCGAGAGCGACGACGATAAACGCCGCCGCCCCGATGATCAGATCAGCGCTCATGCAGCCTGCGCGACGGTGCCGGTCGGGCCCTTGATGGCCGACAGAAGCGCCTTCAGGTCAGCCTCGAACTTGTCGGCGTCATCCTCAAGCGCGCTGACCGCATCGAGGATGCCGGACAGGTTCTTGTTCGAGGACTCAAGCGACGGCACGACGATATCGGCAACTTCACCGATAATCGCCGCAACCGCCGTGAGCTTGGCCGTGGTGGCCGTGCTCAGGGACGAGCCAGCAGCATCGGTGACGATCTTGACGAGCTTGGTGACGAGAACGTCTGCATTGGTGGTCATGGTCTTTTCCTTCTGGATGATGAGGACTGATCCCGGCCCGATTGCCGGTGTCGTCAGTCAAGGTTTCTTCAGCACGTCGTCGGCGTTCGCGGCGTAATTGCCGTTCATCGCGATCTGATTGACGATCGTGTAAAGAGGGAGCCACTTCGACCCGGCGGCGGGGCGGGGCCAAAAGCGCGCAATGACGGCGCATACGGACATGGCTGCTGTGCCGAGCAATGCGATATCGCTGGAATTGAGGGTCATTCACCATTTCCCCGGAGCCCCATGCGGTAAAAAGCATGGTGTCCGATCGTGATTAGAGGAACGCGCCCGACCGCCCATCCGGGCTTTGGGATATCGGTTGCGTAGTAGCTGTCCGCGCCCTTGGTAAGGTCGGGCAAGGACCCGGCTGCCATCCGCCCCGCCATGGCAACGGCGCTGCGATACAGAGCGTCTTTGTCGGTCACGGATGTCAGTCTTTCGCGGTTCGGGTCGACCGCATTCCAGCAAGAGAACTGCCATGGAGTGAGGCAGACCGAAGCAATATCCCGCCCCCACCAACCCGGTGACTTGGCCCTGTTGTTGATGACATTGAGGACGGCTTGCATCCCCGCGACTCCCTCGCCACGGGCCTCACCCCAGGCAGTGCGGGCTGCAATCTCGACCGCCTTCATGGGTGACCCGCCGTGAGATGAGTTAGGAGCGTTGCTACGCCAGCCGATGAGGCAGTGACAACCGCCCATCCTACCGAGGCGCGCAACGTTAGCTTGCTATTTATCCGGGAGACCTCGGACTTCAGCATTTCGAAGCCGCGTTCCATTGCCTTTTCCGAGTGCTCAGCGCGGGCTCGATTCTCGCCGTGAAGCTCCGAGATTTTCTCGCTCATGGCCGTTTGGCCCTGCTCGATGCGAACTGACCTCGCCTCGACATCTACGAGGCGGCGCTCGTGATCATCGAGACGTTGATTCACAGTGAGCGGGATGACAGCATCGCCCATCACTGGCACGCCGTCGAACTGCGGTAGAGCTGTCCGCTTGCGTTGATGCAAGCAAAGGCGTTCCCGCTACCGGTGAGCGCATTGAGCGCGCCCCCATTCAGCTTGTTCGCGGATAGATCACCAGAGAGCGTTTGATACGTCGAGGCAGCCTGGGTCTGCGTGAGGTAGGGGGCAAGAGCATTACCGAGATTGATGTTGATCGGGTTGTCAGGCGTCCCGATCCTGCGCCCATAGCTGAAAAGCTCGACCGGGGCCGCAGCCTGCGTCGAGGCGTGTGCAGACGGAACGACTGATGACAGCGCGGCCATAAATGGATTGGATGGCGTGCCTACCGGTGCCCCGAACGAGAAAGCCTCGACGGGTGCGCCCTGCGTCTGAGCATGGCAAGGCGTTGCGATGATGAAGGGGATGGTTAAAAGCAGTCTGCGCATGGGCGTCATTCAAAGTCTGAATTTTGCCGCCAGCTTCACGACTGCCGTGCTCGCACCTTAGCATTTCTGCCCGGCGCGAGCAAAGCAATATCAGGGCTGCCAACCGTATAGAGAGACATCCCGGTCGGGGAATACCACCCACACCCGATGCACCCCGGTGGGAGAATTCGCGATCGTCACGTTCTGTGTGCTCAGTCCACCGGATCCTGCCGGCGTGGCCACTGTCGCGAGTAGCGGACCATTGCGAGCATCGACGCGGAATTCGATCACGCCTCCGGCCTGACTGGTTGTCACCGCAGAGAGCGATGTAAGGCCTGCTGTTCCGAAATCGATACCGTCCCAGTATATGGCGCGGCCACAGCAGCCGTGAACGGTTGCGGCAGCACTGGCGCCCATTCCGTTCGGGCTCCATGTCGGGGTGCCTCCTCGGATAAAGTCGGTGCCGTTGATCGTCCAATCTGTTTGCGTCGACAAGTTGCCCTGCTCGACCCATGCAATACCCGCAGTCTTGAGGTCTGGAATGGTGAATGTGGCGTTCCGCACGGTCATGCCGTTGCTGAGGGAGCTCGATCCAAGCGTGTATTTGATCTGCTGCGGGAGACCATGATTCACATCGGGCGCAGCATACCACGCATTGCCCGGAGTCTTGTTGCCGTAGATCTGCGTGATGACCTTTATATTCGTCTGCTCAACCGGGTGATGAAGGCCATCCGGGTCATCGATGCGGTTGTTGTTCAGACCGATCAGGTTCGTTAGAGAGACGCCGCCTGCAATGCCAGCACGGGTCCAGGATCGGTAATATACCTTCCCCGCGTCTCCCGTCGAAGAGCCGATATCAGTCCCGCTGCTGTTGGTCACATTTACAACGTCCGTTGCATCCACAGTGTGTGCCCGCAGCAGGTCGCGCAGTCCAACGAACCAGTTCCAGTAATCAGCCAGGTACTCTTGCAAATTGCTGTCGATGCCGAGCGATGCTCGGGGGAAGAAGGGGCCCGGTATCAGATGGTCGTAATCCCCCAACATCAGCTGCGAGGCCCCTGATACCCCAACCTGACCCAAAAGAAGCTCAATCCCCGGATTATTGGCGAGACACTGCGCGCTTCCATGCACGCTTGGATCGCATACGGTCACGGGCTCATTGTTGACGGCATCGGAGATCGGGAGAACGCCACTGGCAACCTGCTGCGGATAATAGGCTGTGATCAGAGGTCGTGCCGTCCATTCTGCCTTCTGCTCGACCAATCCATTGAGGGAAGGAAAAAACGGGTAGTTCCCGAACTCAGGATGCGGCTCGATATACATGTTGCATGAAAGGCCTCGCACCGCTTCATCTTGCAGGTTCCAGCCCGACACCTGATTGATGTCCGTACAAACCCCGAGCGCTGCCTGCATGTAGTTTGCAAAGGGGGCAATGTAGCCCCCAAGGTCTGGCATCTTACGACCAAGGGCGTCGTAATAGGTGTTGCCGTCCTCGCCGAGTGTATCAAGATGAACACCATCAAAGCCAAGCTGTGTCATGGTCAGGCGAAGTTGCGCCGTAAGCCACGCCATCCACCTCGCATTATACGGGTTCATCAGATACAGGCCATCTGACTGCCACCCCCAGGACGGCCAGCCCGCACCGATGTTTGTGGATCCCTGGTTGGCAAGAGCACATTTGCCGCCTGAGGCTCCACATGAAGAGGAGAACAACCCCATGGACAGGGGGACGCCAGGATTGGCTGTGAGGTAGTCGGACCAAGCCCCATTCCATAGGCTGTAGGCGAGGAACTTTGTCCCGTATCCAGCGAACGCCGAATGATAAGATGCGATTTGGCTTCGGTTGATCGTCACGCCCGCGAGGTTCTTCCAGCTTGTGCCGGTCGGCATGGGCTGATCATGCCGCCACAGAAGGTCGTAACCCTGCACGAGATTGACGTGATACTGCGCGAGGTTATCCGCTACCTGCTGCGCCGTGACAGTGCTGCTCGATACCGTGGGGGCATCGACATACGCCTCGATCGGATCTTCCCATGCGTTGGTCGCTACATTGATCGCACCCGTGGCCGTGTCGATCTGGGATGAATTGCCTGTGCCGGAGCCGTAGCACTGGATCGCCGTGCTGTTATTTGCAGCGGCGAGTGCGACGATGACAAGCTGGTAGCCTTTGGCATTCAGCGAGGGAACCGTTTGCGCAAAGCTGACAGTCTGGCTCGCTCCGGATGCAAGCGACGTATCCTGATACTGATACCCGACATAGCTGCCACGCGAACAAACTGCGAGCTTGATCCGCCCTGAGAACGTTGACCCGGTGTTGTTAGTCATGGCCACGCGGATATTGGCCGTGCTGCCCGGCGAATAGAACGCCTCGTCGTTTATGACATGCGCGAACAGAGGTCCGTTCAGAGACGCCGCCTGTGCCGACCCTAAAAGCAGGAATGGAGCGAGAAGCGAGACAAGGGATTTCATGCGTAACTCACCGGGAAATAGCCCTGGATCGACACAGAGGCTGCGTTTTCAAGATCGGCATCGGTCAGTATCTGGCTGACATCCGAGGCATTCTGACCACGAAACAGGGTGATCACGTTGCCCTGAACGACACCTGTTAGCGGTTGTCCATTCGACGCGATGCCGGTGCATGACACGATGTCGGCCTTGTACTGCCCGCTGCCATCTGCTGTGACCGGCAGGCCGGTGATTGTCACCTGTCCTGTGCTGTCACCCTTATAGACAAGGCTGACCGTCGCCCACCAGACACAGAGGCCACCCCACACATAGTATGACGCGCTTGTGGTGCCAGCGATCTGACCGGCTGAGAACCCGCCAAGTTCGAGCACCGGTGTCCAGGGCTGCCATTGCGGTGCCGCCAGCCCACCGGTGCCGATTGTGAGGACGACGATGCCCGCGATAACGAAGCTGATCGAGCCATCTTCATTGCGGGTAATGCCGGTTGTCTGGTCGGAGGCAAAGGCGATGCCCGGCAGGGCGGATGTGCCATCCGGTGCCTGTTGCATCAGCGCGTTAAGCGCGTCGAGCAATGCTTGTCGCGTCACGGGATTTGGGAGACTAGCGGTCATGGGGCGCATTCGGGTGAAATTGTGCCGCCGTGCCTGCGCTCGCCGTGTTGTCATAATAAGTGGGCGGTTGGTTAGGGGCAAGGAGAAAGCCGCCCGGCAAGACATCCGTTGACCCGAATCCGGACGGGGTGATCAGCTAGTTGCATGTTCCCATCCGCCGAAGCTGCCCTGATTTTTCTTCTGAAGAAGGGCGGTCCTGTGGTAGCAAAGACGATGCTCAAATTCTTCGCGGAAGCGCGCCGTCCGAAGTGTTATGCCTCCTGCCAGTGGGAGGATTACGGCACGCCCAATGCCCCACGGGTGATCAAGCTGGCATTTGACATCATCAACGTGTCAGATGATCCAATCGAGATACTCGATTTCACGGTGAGCCATCCGAGCGGCACGAAGATAGTCGAAGATCATGCGGAGTTGCTGAACCTGATTTACAAGCGCGGCGAAGTACCCGCCTTGACTGATCGTCATGCGATTAACGAGGAACTCGACGGCCAGAAATACACGGCTCGCTCTCCCGCCGAGCGCTCTCATGAAGGACGAAGGGAATACACGTTCTACCTGGTTCCCATAGACGAGCACGATCCAGTTTTTTCCATGACCAAGACGAACGTGTTTTCTGAAAACGTGGCAGCGCTTGTCATGCGTTATCGCCATGCTGATGAGATGGGGCGTGTGCGTAAGATGACCGTGGCGGCTGTCGTACCCGCAATGAAGAAGGTGGCCGCATGACAATCCTGATCGGCGCTGCCGTTTTTTTTGCTTGGGCGTACTTCTGGGTGCGGGGCGCGCTTTGGGCGGCACTGATCGTGCCGGGGTCCTTTATTGTCTTGTGGCTTGGGTTCTTGAGCAGTCCTGGGCCATTCACAACCAATCCCGTACACGACTATTCATTGATCGCCATATTAACCGCGGTGTCTATGGCACCCATGATCGTCGCACATTTCCGTCGCCGGAAGATCGAGCGCACGCTGCATGGCGTCAGTTTTTTCTCCCGTTTGGATTGAGAAGCCTGTTGTCCAAGGCGTCGTAAGTCGCAGCCTGCGTATTTGCGATGCGTCCTGCCAAGCGTCGATCAACAGCCCCGGCCAGAGCATTGCCCACAAATCCCCCAACAGGCGCAGCCAGAGGGCCGCCAGCAAGCGCACCGCCTATACTTCCACCGGTCATAGCCGCCAGCTTCGGTGCAACCCCTTGGGCCATTCCAGCGACCCGCCCTGTCGTCATCAAATTGACGTTCGTGTCTGAGCCACGGGCGCGCCCAAGATCAATGCGCGACGCAAGGCGCATGTCGTCTCGCAGATCTTCAAGCGCCCGCAACTGTTCATCCGTCACGCTATCTGCCTCGCGATATCCGGGCTTGCCGCGCTCTTTCGCAGCCGCCTTAATGAAGGTGTCGAGCTTCCCAAGCTGCACGTCGCCATTCGCATTGGTCAGGTTCCGGCCTTGAAGAAAACGCATGGCATCGATAGGCCGCGAGAGTTGTTCGTACTGCTCCAAGTACCCTTTGAATCCCGGCGCGCCTTGCTCAATCTGCTCGGTAAGTGTCGGCTTGAGATCAAGCAACTGTGCCGCCGCTGCCTGCCCATCATTGGCCGTGCCGCGTGCGCGAGGGGAAACCATGTCGCCCAGATACTTGCGGACATTCCATAGATGCTCAGGCATCGCCGTCCCATCTTCCTCGGCTGAGGCTATAAGCTGTGCCATAACGTTCCGAAGTGGCTGTTGGACTGTTTCGCGCCCTCGGTTCTGGGCAATGAGATCTGCCAGATGTTCGCGCACGGGCTCGATAGAGACTGGTTGTTGTTCCCCGAAAACCTGTGGCCGTAGCTGCGCCTCTGCTGCATCGCGTGCAGCTTCCGCCGCCTGCAACTGCTCCGGTGTGCCAATAATCTGCTGTGCATAGGAGTTGCGGGCTGCGTTATTGCTCTGATCGAGAGCCGTGAATGGGGAAGGGTTGGCAGCCCTGCGGTTTCGCTCCAAAAGTGCGAGGCCGGGGTTTCCTGTTGCCTGCGCTGCGGTCAAATGAACGCCCGGGATCTTGCTTGGCGTAACCTGCACCGGCCCGCCTGCCTGATATTCATTCCAAACCCGCTGTGCGAGTTTGTCCGCATGCTTAGGCGAGGCAAAAAGGCCAAGCTTGACCGCCTCTGGCGCTGTCTTACTCGGGGGCATGACTTCTGGGGCTGCTTCGGGCGAATAAGCCTCAGTTTGGACGGCGGCAGGCGCGTTTTCTGGGGCGGCTGCTTCTACAGGAGCGAGGGCGTCGAGCAGGGCGTTCCCATGCCTGCGGCCCGATCCAAGCAACGCTGCACCGGCACGCGATGCAGCTGCGCCGATTGGCACGCTTGCTGCACCACCGAAAGCACCGAGCAATGGATTTTGGTCAACAAGTCCTGCCGTCGCAGCCCCCTCAATCGAACGCCCCGCCGCTCGCGTCAGTGCATTGCCTGCGTTACCCGATAGTAGGTTGGTCCCGGCTTGAACAATGCGTCCGGCGGTGCCGGGGAGCGCTTTGGCCAGCCTTCCGCCGACTGCGCGTGTCCCGCCCGCCAAACCTCCGCCGATAGCGATATCTCCAAGAACGCCACCGCCGGAATGAGACACGCCAGAGCCCCAGTCATCTCGCTGGGTATCCAACTCCATCTGGGCGGCCTTCTTGAACAGCCGGGGATCGTACTCAGTCCCGTGCAGTTTGTGCAGCGTTACCCCGTCGATAACGTTGGCAGCGCCCTTGATTCCTTCAGCGATCATGCCGTCGACTGCATCACTGCCGAATTGCGCCATGCGTCCAAGCCAAGACCCTTGATGGGCGCGAGCTTGGGGCGGCAGTTGCGCTTTATCGGCGTCTACGGAACCGAAGTCCCGGTCGAACGCATTGGCCTCTTGCTGATCGTTAGGCGCAGTGGCGGCCTGAGGGACGGCATCGTGCGGGCTGCCGAAATCTCGGTCGAACGCATCCGGCAACGTCTGCTGCTTACTGCTCTGATATTTCGACGCAACTTTCCCAGGGTATGCCATGGTCTCGGGATTCTCCCAGTGGCTCTTGTTGGTTCCACCGTTATAGGCGCTCAGCGCGTCTTTCAGGTTGCCGTAACGGCGAAGGTTCTCGTCCAAAAGACGAGCCGCACCGTAGATGCTCTGCACGGGGTCATGCGGGTCAATGTTTAGTCTGCGCGCCGTATCGGGCATGAACTGCATATGCCCGATTGCCCCCGCTTTTGAGCGCGCGTCTGGATCGCCACCAGGATCTTCGGTCTGGTGCACGGCCCGCAATACATCAGGGTCCACGTTCCAGTAGCGTCCTGCCTCTTCGTAAACGGGAGCGTAATCAGTCGCCATTGTTCAAAAGACCTTTCGCCGCCATGGCGTTGTAAGCCTTTTTGAAAGCGTCCAACTCCCCTGCTTTCTTCATCGAAGAGATGACGCTGTGCTGCTCTTCCGGCGACATACGCCGAAGCTGGTAGGCACGTGGATCGAAACTCTGGTTGAAGTTCAGGTTCCACTGTTGATACTGGGACGGCTGCATGCCCGACGCTTGCCACGCCGCAGCCTTTGCTTTGATGGCGTCCTCGTTGCCCTGAAGCACGTGCAGCATCTGCCGGTTGGTGTTGGTTTGCAGGCTGCTGTTCGGATTGGCGTGCATGGCTGAGGCGAGCTTGGCGTCCGAACCCACGCCGAGGGTCTGCGCCTGAGCCTGCGCGATCTGATTGGCGAATTTGTTGAACGACTGAGCGCCTTCGATGTCGTTGCTTTTCCAATCCGCTCCTGTCCAGTTATCTACGATTGAGGCGAAATGCCGCAGTCTCTCGTATCCAGGGCCGCTCTGAAACTTCGTCAGATCACCAAGCATGTTACCGAGGATGCCGAGCCTATCCTGCGTTCCGCTCGCTCCCTGCATCAGTGAATTCGCGCCCTGAGCGCCTGCTTGTGCTGTGGCGGCGATAGCTTCGGTCTGCCCCGCTGCCGGTGCGGCCTGATACCCAGGATAACGGCCCGATCCCATCGCCTCGGGTGGCACGGTCGGTTTCCCGCCACCAACAACCTGATCACGGCGTACATAGCTGTGCGAGCCATCCGGGTTGATGATTTCTGTAGGAGAAGAATTGAATTCAGGCGAGGTCTGCCGCTGCACGCCTGCGGCTGGCGTAAACGCCCCTCCATCCATGCCAGCAGCCTGTGTGCCGGTCTGGATCGTCTGTCCATCATCGACGCTTGTGGGTGTTCCGAACGCCTGAGCAACGCGCTCATGACCGGGCAGAGACGTGGTCGCAAGCTGCTTGATCGCTTCGGCGCGCTGCTGGGCCGAAGGCAGTGCCATGATGTTGTTCGCAGTCCAGTGAATCTGCTTGGCAGCGTTCGGGGTGAGGGCGGCCATGAACGACGCCGTGCCCTTGATATTCGCATCCGTTGGGTTGCTGGCGAGGCGAATAAAAGCCCCCGCCGCCGCGTCTCGCGTGTGTTCCTGATAAGCGAGCTGAGAGTCCTGATTTTGCAGATCCTCGCCGCGTGAACGGTTTTGTGCCGAGAAGCCCTGAGCAAGATTGAACTGTGCAGCTGGATCGGCCGCCATAGCCGCTCGCGCCTTTGCATAGTCTGTTTGCCCGTTTGCGTCGGTCGCAGCGGCCAAGGCACGACTCTGCGCGCGCTCTGCATTGTATCCTGTCAGTGCGTTGCGGATTTCGGCGAACCGCCCGATCTGTTCGGATGGGCCGTTCGGGCGCACTGTCCCTTGGCCCATACCGAGCAGTGCATTTGCCCCTGTGTCGAACCCAGCCATCAGACAGTCCCTCCGCTGAGCAGCTTGCTATACAGGGCGTAATTCCCTGCCTGATTGCCCAGGCTGGTCAGCCCGTTCGTCAGACTGTTGCCCATGGCCGTGGTGCCCGCCATTGAGGCGCCAACCCCACCGAGCGCGGCCTGTGCCGAGAGGGAGGCGGTGTTTGTGGCGTTCGTCGCGCTCGAACCGGCAGCATTCGCGCCATAGCCGAGCAAGGCGTTTTCACGATTCCAGGTGTTGTTGATGTTGCCCTGGTTGGCGTCATTCGTGCCGAGATAGCCGCTGGCAGTGCCAAGTAAACCCTGTGTTGTATTGATCTGGTTGTTATACAGGTTCTGGTAGGTCTGATCGGCCATTGTGGATGCGTAATTGGCCGCGCCCTTGAGCGCTGCGCCAGAGTTGGCGAGACCACGCGCCGCCGCACTGTTGGTGACGCCCTGCTGCCCCAGATTGTTGATGGCGGACCAACCGGGCGTTGCCTCGATTGATTGCTGCGTGATGCCGTTCGTAAGCAGGTTCTGGTAGCTCGACTTTGCGGCATCAACCGAGTTGTTCGCCGCATCGGTAAAGCTATTATTGATGTTTCCCCAAAGCCCCATGTTGTCCTGGATATTTCCAAGGGCGCTTTGCCCGGCAGCAACATAGGGATTGAGATAGCCCTGCGCAGTCTGGCCCGACTGCGAAATTGCACTGGCCTGACCGCTGCCGGTCTTGGCGGCCTTGTCCATGGCCGACTTGGTAAGCGCCATCTGAGCCGCTGTGGTTGCTGCGGTTGTGGCCGCCTGCACGCCTTGTCCGATGCCGAACATATCGCTCATTGTGGACGCTCCATTCTGTAGGTGATGTGTTTGCGGTCCACGCCGTCAATGCAGGGGGCAACGATCTCGCCCCATCTCTCGAAACCGAGCGCTGACATAAGAAACCGTGCGGGAATTTTGTTGTCGGGGATTGCGCCGATCAGAAGGTCTGATGGCTGTGTCTGCCACCACCATTCCCGGATCCGACGCATAGCGGTCAGCGCTGCCTTGCCTCGCATTTCGGGGATTACCGCCTGGTGACATTCGTGCGCGCGCGTGCCGATTTCCCGGAAGCAGACAGCCACGCCCGGCATTGTCACAACCAGCCGATCGCCCACCGCGTCAATCCTCCCCGCTTCCCCGTAAACCTCCGGATGCGTGATGATTGCGTTGATGGCCTCGATGTCATTGAGAGACGCGCCGGGAGGCGGCGCAATATCCGTCCTCATGACACGGTGAAGCCGTTGATGACGAAGTTGAGGCCCGTCCCGGTCGCCTGGATTTTATCACCACTGGAAAGCACCAGACCGCTGAGTTCCGGAACAGTTTGACTGGATGCGGCCGATATGGTCCGGGAACTGACGAGCGGCACCGATGCCGACGCGCCCGATCTGAGCACCGACACCCACGCCGAAACAGCTGACGAGCCATTGTTGTTGATGACTGCGCCGGTCACAACAGTAGGCGTGACAGTTGCGGTCGCGACCGTCTGTCCGCTGGATGAAACTGAAATTCCGGGCTGTAGGGAGACGAGAGAGACTGTCATGGCACCGGCGCCTGAGCGCGTCCTGAGATTGTGCCGTCTCTGCCGTCAGGCGCTCGACGTGAGCAGAGCTATTTTTAGCACGTCATCACTTGCAGCGGAAGCAGTTTTGGCTTCGGCCTGGATACGGGCATTAAGGCTTCCGGCCTGCGCGAGGGTGGCCATAACAAGGGTTTGGGCGTCTGTTGCGGTCGACTGCGCCTGCGTCGCCGATGCCTGGGCGGCAGACGCTGCGCTACTCGCGCTCGCTGCTGCCCGCGCCGCCTGAGATGCGGCCTGTTGCGCGGCAGATGCCTGCGTCCCAACGCTTTGCGCCGTGGCATTCGCGGTATCCGCCGCCGCCTGGGCGGCTTTGGCTGCGCTCATGGCGTTGTTAGCCGCGCTCTGAGCGGCAGAGGCCGCCTGAGCAGCTGCAGAGGCCGCACTCGTCGCCTCCTGCGCCACCTGGCTAACATAAGCGGCATCGACGCCCTGCGCCCCGCCTGAACGGTTATACATCCATAAGAAGAAACGTTGCCATTCGAGCGACATTGTCCCATTGCCGTTGACGATTGGCCCCTGTGGGAAAGCAATCTGGAAGTTACCGGCGGTGCTCATGAGGACACCATGTCGGCATCGAGGAACGCCCCCATAAGCGCCGTGGCTGCGCTGTCGATCCATGTGAGGCGATACACACGATCACGGGCCATGCCCAGGCGCCACAAAGTGGGCCAGACATTCCCGCTCGTTCCAAGCTGAAGCGCCTGAGGCATACCGAATGTGGCCCCCCGATCGTCTGACCAATCGACAAGCACGGTTTGACCAGCGCCGTTTTGCATATCGAGCATGAACTTGCGATGGATCGCACGCCTGCCATCGGTCAGAAGATGGGGGAACGCTCGTTGCCGTTTGATCGGCGCACCGTTTTCCGTCACCGCGTCAGCGCGGACCTCATAGACGCGGCCATACCAGTAGTCGCCGGCAAAGACTTTCCCGTAGGCGGCTGCAAAGCAGTTCGGGCGGTAGCGCACTTCCTGACCGTTTTCATAGCTGCAGCGCTCATGCCAAAGCCCGGTCACAGCATCGAACACCCAGGTCTTGTTCGTGTTCGGTATGGTGACAACGTAGAACTGATGCCCGTCCTGCTGATAGGTGTAGCCCGTGGCGCCGGACAGGTCTCCATACCCGTTCAGTGCCTGCTCAATTGCGAAGGTGCTGACCGGCTTTGTTTCGTTGGCTTCACCCATATAGACGCGGGCATGCCCTGACCGATCGCGCCCTACCCAGAACACCTGTCCGTAGTTGGTGGCGATAGAATAGGGCGCCTCACAGCCCTGGTCGGCCATGATCGAGGGGATGCGCTGGAACGGGAAATCTGCGGCGCCGGAATTGTACCACAGCTCGGTGGTCTGCGTTCCGAAGATCCAGATCGTCTGTCCAAGCACGGTCACGCCAACGACATTATCGGGATAACTGGTCTTGCTGGCGATATACAGTCTGTCGAAAGGCGTCGAGTTGCCCGCGTAGTTAGCTGGCGAGACATACCAGTGGTTCGTTTGCGGATCATCGAAGATGAAAAACGTATCGAGCACAGCGACGGTGTTGGCACCATAAAAGGCGGGATCACTGATCTCCGTGACCTTCCCGTACCCGTCGCCACCATCTGTTGGCACGGTGAAATACCAGCCATTTGCCGAGCCATCCACCACAACGCAGACGAGGCCGTTATCCTGCATGCGGCATGGGCCCGATCCACTTTGGACGCGCCCGAGGAGCGAGGTCGTTCCATCGGCTTTGACCAGGTTGACCGTCTGCCCCGATACCGCAATCAGATGACCCTGAGACGTGACGTAGAGGTAGCGCACTGTCTGGAACAGATTGCACCACAGGTTAAGGCCGGGCGTCGGATAATGCACGAACTGCGCCGGCTCACCCGCTGCTTGAGGCAGAGGCTCGGGATAAAGATTGAGGCATCTCTGAGCCGATGCCGCTGCTGACTGAGCCTGATAGCTGCCCCCTGACAGGTTTATCCGCGTCATAGCCGCTGGACCTCGAGTCCGGGCCACCAGAAGCCTCCACCAGACGGCGTCAGAGCAGCGGGCATGCCAAGGATAGGCGTCTGCTGATTGGCCGTGCGGATCGTTGCGAGGGCAGCGCGGGCCATGGCTGTCACGGTAGCGCTCGCTTCTTGCCCGTAGGAAGGCGCCAGCCTTGCTGCTAACAACCACATGATTGCATCCCAGTATTCAGGGGGCAGATTGATGACGTCTGAAGGGCCAAGGTTCGTCGGCAACGGTTCGGCATAGAGAATGTGGAATTCCCATGCTGCAGCCGGAGGGATCGGCCAGGGTCTGAACTCGCCTGCTGGGTAGGCGGGATTATAATGGAAATAGCGCGGCCACGTCTGCATCCCCTTGAGACTGATGGCTGCGTAATCCTCGTAGGAGGGGATTGGCGAGAGTGAATAATCGATGGGATATCCGCCAAACCCGACGCCACTCGTGTCCGTATCGAACTGACCCGGGATGAAATCCGGCGTATCGAATTCTCCATCGGTCGATACAGATGCGCCATTGAGCAAGCGCGCATAGGCGGCCTTGACCTGTGCCGGCCGAACGGGAATGTCGAGCGCCCCACCCGGACCGATTTGATAGATGGCCGCCCCGGTGCTCAAAAAAGCCTTGTCGATCAGATTAGGGACGAGCCAGCGACGGCGCTGCCACTGGGCGAGCATCATGTTCAGGTGCATGACACCGTCACTGATATCGCTCTGTCCCGGGGATGTGCCCATGGCTCCGATGCCGATCTGACGCAAGGCCAGCCCAACCAGATCAGAGACGAGATATCCCTGAACACCTGGCGCGCCGTTAAGGGTTCCTGACATTGGATCGGCCTCTCTGCCTCATGACAGGCTTTGGCGGTTCGTCCTCGACGGATGATCGAGCAGCAGAAGAAAAGCGGGCGCGAACCCGCTTTTCTTCCTCGGCGTCTCGAACGAACACCGTCTCGTAGCCATTCGGAAGATGTATCGTTTTCGGATACTCCCGCATGGCGTTAGCCCGGAGCGACAATATCCGGGACGATGCACAACCATTCAGGGCGCAGGACACCGATGCCAAAAAGGACATCGAGACGCGTGCCGAGCGTGTCGTCTGTTCCGGTATAGTAGGTGAGAGTGCGCAGGCTGATGCCGTCGAGATTGGCCATGCCACAATCGACCACGCCCTTATTCACGTCCATCAGATCGACGGTGACGAGAGTCATCGCTTTCTTGTTGAACAGGATATTGCGACGGATTGTCTCGCCCTGCTTGCCAACCAGATTGATCGTCGCACCAGCCACGGGGAGAGAGTCCACCGTCTGATACTGCTGCTGAGACCCGTCAGAGTTCGGGGCTACAAGCGCAGGAGAGACCACGATCGACGTGGCGCCCGAAGCGGCTACCTGCGTGACAACGAACTGCATGGCCGTGCCATAGCTCTGCTTGGTCACGCGGTTGACCTGGTGCACGCCCGAGATCGTAACGACGTCACCCACATTGAGCCCGCCATTGATCGCCGAGCAGCCAATGACCGAGTTCTGCGGATAGGCGGTTGAACTGATCTGACCCGGAATGGCATTGCCGGTGTTGTTCAGGTTCGTCACCGACCCGTTTGCGGTCGCCTTGCCGTCATAGCTGCCCGTGGTGGTGACGAGACAGGTCTGATCGTTGATCCACTCGCGCACACCAAGAAGGGGTGCTTCCATGGCGCCTTCGCGGGTCTGCTGCCCGATCTGGCTGCCGGGATTGAACAGCCCCATCAGGCCGGAGACGGTCGCGGCATCCGTATCGGGATCGAGCACGGCAAACCGGTCTGCCGTGGGCGCGTGCTGCTTTGTGAGCTTGGCCTTCGCCTGCAGCCAGGTGGACGAGTTCGGCGCGATCGTTTTGCCGTTGTTGTCCGTGTTGCGCACCATGTTCGCCGCACCCAGAGCCAGCGTCATGGCAATATTGGCAACCGAGCCAACAAGATTGTTCACGCCCGGCTCGATATAGCGCCCGCTGAAATCATCCACCTGCAGGGTGCGCTGCTGCGTATCGAACGCAAGCGAGACGTGCTTGCGATAAGCGATCGTCAGCGGGATGGTGCGCTCATTGATCGACTGCGGCGACACGACTGCGCCATCACCCACCACGGGGTCATTCGGCAGGCGAACGTTGGTGCTGGCACCGATCTTGTTGCCAGCCTGCGCGAACATGCCGTCATAGGAGCGGTCGAGGTTACGGATAAAGCCGTTGGTATCACGAAACAGCGGCAATGCGCGCTTGGTGATGACCATGTCATTGATGATGTTATTCGAGGCCACGGGATTTGCCCTGACAGGATAGGCGTCTTGCGCCATTTTCATGCCAGTCACGCAAAGCTGACTGTGTGCCGGTTGAGGACCGGAAACAGCCGGGTTATCGCCCCCGTGGCGTTGCGGGGTTACTGCCCCGCGTCAGGTTATGTGCGAACGCCCGCCTTCCACAGACGATCGAACTCAGCCGGGGAGACATTTGGGTCGTAAAGAGACCGGCTCCCCTTCGTTGCCGTTCCGGACGGTGCCGAGACAGGGGCCGGGGTTTTCGACACTACCGGTGCTACAGCTGCCGGAGCAGGTGAGGGCGCAGGCGTCTTGGACTTCCCAACCGATGCCGCGAACTGGGCGAGAAGCGCACCCTGCTTGCGCGGTGACGCGTCCAGGATACTCGCCGCTGTGTCCGGATCGTGAGCGAGAGCATAATACACCGCACCCGGATCAGGCAATTCCGAAATGTCGGCCAGCAGGTCGCGATGCGTTGCGTTGGCGAAATCAAGGCCACCGCGCTCGATCAGCATGCGCGTGGCGTTCGTGACCGCTTCATCGCCATGAGAGGCGGCAACGGCTTTTGCGATCTTGTCCGCGTTCTGGTTGAAGGTGGCGACTTCCCGTTCTTCCGTCGCCTGCTGATCGATGCGTTGACGCTCCTGCTGCCGGATCTGATCTTCGGTCAGTGGTTCTGGTGCTGGTTCCTCGCCGCGTGAGGCGGCAAGGGCACGGCGCATCTGCTCCAGCTCTTCACGGGCGGCACTCGCCTGCCGTTCTGCTTCCCGGCGCTCGTAAGTCATTTTGTCGATCTTGCGCTGCATCCAGGCGGGAGTTTTGTCCGGCTGTACAGCGGGATCCGCGGCTTGTTGCTCGTCCGTCTGCGTCCCCTCGGGCGTGCCAACCTCATGGTTGACTGCCCCCTCGCTCGGGGCCGGGGCGATGTGGTCAGTGACTTCGAGTGTCTCGCTCATGCGTCAACGGCTCCATTGATGGGGTTCGGGGCGTGGATTTCGCCGCCTGGGGGATTGGAAGAAGGAAGGCGCGGGAGCGGACCGGGTGGCCCGTCCTGAACGGCTGGCATCGCACCACCTTCAGGGGGCGGTGGGGTGCGGTTGCCCTGCATTGCCTGGGCGACAAGCTGATGAACCAACACGCGCAACGCATCCGGATCAGTCGAGCCGATAGCTGCCATGCGGTCCGTCTCGGCCTTGTACTGGTTCGTGTCGGCAGCCATGGCGTCTTTGACGACGGTATGCCGCTGTTCGGCCTGCTTATCCTTGAGCTGCTGCGTCAGTTGCCCTATCTGCGCCTGCAACTGCTGGATCATGCCCTGCGCCTGAGCAAGTCGCGGATCATCGGACGCGGGCTTGAGGCGATCGGCAATCTCGTCGCCAAAGGGGAAATCGGCACTCTTGAAAACAAGGTCGCCAATTTGCTGCATCAGCGCCGGGGCAGCCTGCACGATCTGAGTCAGCGCGTTGAACGCCTCCTGTCGCCTCGTCGCAAAGGCAGGCCCGACGTCAGCTTCGACATCGTACCGTCCGATCTCCGGATTGATGGCAAGGACGGCGCCCTCGATCTGTCGCTGCTTGGCCAATGGCATGCCGGCGGGGGGTTGCTGCGGTTGTCCGTCAGCCCCAGGCGGAAGCGATACCTGCGCAGATGATTGCAGCGTTGGATCGATAATGACGCTGCTCTGCGTCCCGTCCAGCCCGAGCGACTGCACGGCGCGCTGCGTGTCGTACACCTTGGGTATGGCCGTGATCAGAAGGCGTCCAAGGTAGCGGATCGCCATGCCCTGATTGTCGGTGTAGTGGTAATTCGCCGTATCGGACTGGCGCTGCCTCTGCTGGATGGCGATGCCTGACTTCTCGTTGCCGGGCGCGCCCATCTCAGACTGATACTGCCCCGTCACCATCTGCATCCATTGGTCAGCGGCCTGCATGCCCTGGTAGTGCCCGGTCGATCCTGTGGGCGGGTCGATGCGTGATGGGGGCGGCAGCGGGGTCGCGCTGTCATGATCGATCGCGTTGTAAGTGAGCACAGCCGCGTTGCTGGTATTGGCAGCCGCCCACTGATCCTCGTGGCCTTCGATTGCCTCGGCAGGTGCGAGCCATGGCGCTTTCGTCTGCAGTGCGACGCTCTCGACGTAAGCGCTCGCCGTGTAGTTGAACATGCGCTGCGGATCGATCAGCGCACGGACAAGGCCCGAGAAATCTGCGCTCTCGCCGCCTGACGCACGGCGCTCGATGCCGACGAAGGGCACGAGTGGGATCAGCTGGAAAACAGTTTCCCCCGAGGCAATGACCTTGTTCCCGGCGATGATGTGCTTGTCGACCATGTGAGACGTGATCGATCGATGCGGAAAGCCGGAGGCACGACAGAACTCAACAAGCTCCGGGCTCATTTCCGACTGTCGCATGTTGCGCCCGATCTCTGGGGTGAGAACGGCCCAGAGCGTGTCTTTGCGCTCGCTTCGCGCATAATAGGTCGCGATCTTGACTGTGGTGGCCGTTGTCCAGCCAGACGAGGACTCAAGCCCTGTCAGCGGGTCTTTGCCCACATCGCCGTTGCCGGGGTAAAGGCGGTCGAATTCGTCGCGCTCGATTTCCTCAACGATCATCGCCCAGTTCTGGTCGCTGTGATCGGGTTCGCGGGCGCCGGGGTCACTGAAAACTGAGAGGGGATCGGGAACGCTCTTGATAAAGAAATCCTGATCGAAGCTGTCGACGCCCGGGACGTAGTCGGTCACGACATGAGCCCAGCCCAGACCGGTTCGCACCTGCCCTTGAATGGCGCATGAGTAGGCGTTCTGCTGAGCGTTCGACTGATATTCAATGTGTCGAACGATGCCCTCGATTGCGTCTGCTGCTTCCGACATCGCGCCGAAGCCGGTAGCATTGACCTTGACGCCCATCTGCGATTGACGGGCTTCGTTCTCGACCTGGAAAACGTGCTGCGCGGTCTTGTTGATCGTCAGGCATGGGCGAGGGGAGCCGCCATAGGTTCCGGCGCGGGTCTGGTAAACAGCGTCATCCCACTGCGCATGGTTGTAGGCGTCAGCGTGGAAGAACGAGAGATCGTCCTTGGCGCGACTGCGCCACTGGCTCGTGTAACCCGATGCTTCCTCGTATCGTTTTTGTGCTTCCGAAACGATATCGCGCTCTTTGTCTGGCATGCATGTTTTATAGCACATGCTATAATCGGCAGTACAGAGAAATTACAGCGCCTGCCAGCCTGCATTCCCCATGAAAGAGGGCGCTCTGGCTTGGCCTTTGGGGGCAGCTATTTTGGTGCGCTCGCGCAATCCTACCGCAAGATATCGGAAGGCGTCCGACCCGTGCGACGCCCAGTCATGCACCGGGGTTGCCTTGAACTGTGCCAGTTTATCGTTCCACTCGCGCCGGTAGTTCGTCAGGCACTCGACGCCGCGCTTGCATCGATCCTCGTCAAACCAACACCGGGCCAGGAACAGACGAACAGCATTGATTCCGTCATCCACGCCGATCTGCGGGACGATCCGCACCTTGCGCCCGTTGGCTCGTGCAATCTCCTCGCGTGTCTTGCCAGTGCCCAGCTCACGCGCTCTGGCGTCGTGCGGGAACAGGTCCTCAGCATACCGATAGCCGCGTCCGTCCAACCACTGGCAATAATGTGAGATCGCCTCGCCACTGGCCTCGTAATAGTCGATCAGATGGATTTCACGCCCTACAACCTGGGCGCACCAAAGCGCCATGCTATCGGCAATGCCCAAATCCCACGAGACGTACACCGGAACCGATGGATCGTATGGCACACGGCACAAGCGAGGCTGCTCCCCGCCTTTGATGGCGTCCATTTCCGCCTTGTAAATCGCCCCCGGAACGTCGAGCACATCCCATCTCCCGTCGAGTAGAGCCCGGCGTTGCATTTCCGGCATGGTTGCCAAATTCGCCCGGTATTCAAGGTCTATGTACGGATTGTCTGTTACGCGAGCGCCGATAAAGCGCCGCCGTGTGGTGATCGTCTGCTCTTCGATCTCGACCGATAGGGCTGAGCATGTGTCGCGCCCATCATCAGGGATAGACCAGTATTGCTGCACCCATTTCGAGCCGATACCGCCCGGATTGCAATTCGCCCGCATCAGCCGCTTCAGGTTTGTCCCACGCAGACGTGAGCGGAGGTACGTCCAGACGAAATCCGATGGATACTGTGTTAGCTCCTCAACGCCTATCCACTGAAATTCCTCGCCCTGGAACTGGAACACATCGGCATCGCGCTCGGCATAGCCCATGATCACCTTGGCGCCCGATGGAAACCGGAATTCGTGTTTTTGCTCGTTCCACGTCACGCCCTCCAATCCCTGAATGGTCGGATAAAGCGCCCGTGCGCGGTCGATCACCTCGCGCAACTGCTGATAGGACCGGCGAAGTATCAGGGCCTTGTAGCGAGGCACCAGAGGCGCGCTCTGCCAAAGTCCAAGAGCGTCCACGATGAACGCGTCTGTCTTTCCGCCGCCAGCCGCGCCGCCGTAAAGAACTTCCTCTTCCTCAGCTGCCAGAAATACCTGCTGTCGATCGGTTGGCGACCAGACAACGTTCGTCACTTCGAGCCTTTGACGGGGAGGGCGATCACGCCAAGCGTCTGCACCTTGCCGTCCTCGTCCACCTGCTGGAACTGTGCCGGGATCAGGCTCGCGACCACCTTCACGTAGTCGCCGGGCTTTTCAACGCGCATGTCCTGGATAGCCTTGATGCCGTGCTCTTCGAAGTCAGCGTAAAGCGCCGCGACGAAGTTTTCGGAGAGCTTATTTCGCGTGCCTTTTGGGCGACCAGCCGGATTTCCGGATTGGCCGGGCTTGAATGGCTTCAGGTTCGATCGCTGTTTCTTCTCTGTAGGTTCAGTGGGCTTGGCCATCCATCAAACCCCCTCCCCACCAGAAGCGCGCTCCATTCGGAACACGTCGACCCAAACAACCACGCCCGCAGCAAGGAGCGCACACACCGCGCCGCCGATGACGCAGATGCCCGCAAGACAGGCCACCGCCGAAACAGCGCAAAGCGACATCCTCACAAGAGCCATTTTCCGCCCCGTACAGCCCCCTCCAATTTCCGCCGGTGAGTTTGTCGTCTCGCGTTCCGCACCGCCCTCAGCGGCAAACGTCGATGGTCTGGGAGTGCCCTTGGCCTTCAGGGTGAATTGTCTGACCCATTCTCGAAAGATGGCCTCCCGAAATTCCTGACTGGGACGTGGCGACTGCGTGTCATCGGAATTCGTCGTTTCGCTCATGCCCGATCCTACCACACCCCGAGTCCCGTTTGTACCGAAATCTCCCGGATTTGCTGGGTTTCAGGGCAGCCAAAATAGAGAACGGACGGCGCGGACGTTGCCTCCTTTATAGACCGTCCGGCCATATGCGTGACGCGTCCGCGTACACATGCATGGCTGATCCGTCCGATAAAGGCGGCGGCGTCCGTGCCGTCCGTTTCGGACCGGAGTCGTGATTTTTCAATGACTTATACGAACAATGAAAAATGATACCCATTCGCTTGGGTTTCTGTTATAAACCTTCATGCCGACGATATTGCGCATCGATGGATTTGCCGTCAGGATCTACCCGAACGATCATCAGCCCCCTCATGTGCATGTCATCGGGGCGAATGGTGAAGCGGTGGTCTCTCTAGACGGTTCTTCGGCGCTCATTCGCACGGCAGGTTTATCCCGAAAGGAAGCGTCGGCGGCTTGCGAGATTGTCGCCATGCACATTCAGGAACTCGTCGAAGCGTGGGAGGCAATCCATGGTAACCGAAGCTGAATTCCGTCGTGCCGAGGCTGCTGGCCAAGAATATCTGGATGGAGCCAGCAGGGCTGTGGAAGCATTCTACCTGCCAGAGCGGCGTAGGTTGTGCGTGACGCTGAGCAACGGCGTTGAGATGGCAATACCCGTCGATTTGCTTCAGGGCCTTGCAGGGGCCTCTGATGCAGACTTGTCAGACATCGAGATTACGCCGTTCGGAACGGGTCTGCACTGGGACCGTCTTGATGCCGATCTGCTCGTTGATGGATTGTCTAAAGGCGTCTTCGGCTCCCGGTCCTGGATGGCCCAGGCTATGGGGCGGGCAGGGGGATCATCGAGATCGGCAGCGAAATCGGCTGCATCGCGCGAGAATGGACGCAAAGGTGGTCGTCCCCGTAAGGCAGGGTAGTTACGTCTGAACGAGAACATTTCAAGCGCGGGAACATTGCGGTTTGGTGAGGAGAGAGTGGATTGTATCTTTTGTTCGTGGATGAAAGCGGCACCCCTGCGAGACCCCAAGATCGAGCGAATTCCTATTTTGTGATGGCGGGTCTCGTGATCCCGGAGAACCGGTGGTCAGGTATGAGAGATAAGCTCGTCGGCCTCAAAAGGCGCCGACAGTACCGCGGGGAACTCAAGTGGAGGTATTTCGCTCCAAACAACAAGGAAGACGACAACCCAATGAAAGATTGGGATTTTGAGCAGAGAAACGAAATGAGGGCGGACGTTTTCTCTATAATTACTGACACAAGGTCCTGTCGCGTAATTGCCTGCCTGTCTGAGTCGTCTTCCGCGTATCTTCTTGGAAATTGCAACACTCAAGAAGACCTATATTTTATGACATATAAGCCAGTCACCGAACGGTTTCAGTATTTTCTGCAAGATATCAATCGGGAAGCTGGGACGGATGCTATGGGTATCATCGTAGCTGATCACCGAGGACGAGGTGACGATGATAGCATGCGGCATCGTCACGAGAGACTTCTGAAGTCTGGGCAATATGCATCTACCTACCCTAACTTCGTCGAAGGGCTATTCTTTTCCCCTTCGCACCTGAGCATCGGCATTCAATTCGTTGACATGATCGCTGGGGCGATCTGGCGGGCACAGGCGTTCAATGACACAACATGGTATGACATCATTCGGCCATCAATCAGGTGCTGCCCCCGCACCGGCAAAATAGACGGTTTCGGAATTGTCCGCTTCCCGAAAGCAGGATGGAAGGGTTCGATTTTGAATTAGACGCCGGGCGAGACCTTAGTCTCAACGTGCAAGGTGACGCACTCCCGGCACACCGAAGATACGCTTTAGACGTAAGAAATGCAAGCCCGGCCCAGCCGGGTTTCTTTTTGTGCGGTTCAGAGATGCCGCTTGAAACGGCATACCTCTGGATGAGTGTCAGAACCCGGCGAACTCATCCTCCCGATCGCCCGGAACCCATGGGGCCTGTTTAGGCTTCAACCCGATGCCGGTGAACCAGGCTCCGTTGCTGCGTTTCCAGGTGAAGCCTCGTTTCTCAAGCTCCTCCTTGAACTTGTTTGAATTTGAAATCGTCGTCTCGTTGTGCGCTTTCGCGTAGGCCAGCCAATCCTTGAACAGATCCGAAGAGCGGTATTTGAACTCGGGTCCAGTGTCACAGCTCTCAGCGATCCATTCAGCAAGATGATCCTGGTCGACAAAATACTCCGCCGTCGCATCGATGACAGACTGCGGGCGACGCAGGCCATTTGTTGCCCATTCAACGCAACCATCGATCACCCACTGCAAGATTTGCGGCCATTCTGCCTTGAGCTTTTCCGGAAGTTCCGGATCGCGCTCCTCAGCAGGGATCTGCACCGTGAATGGGATGAGATTGAGGCGCGCCCTCATAGCCTCGTCCAGGTTCTTGATGGCCGGCTTGTGATTGCCCGAGATAATCAGCGTGAACTGAGGCACGTAGGTGAAAAAATCCTGACGCATGAAGCGCGCCGTTACGGGATCACCACCAGTGAGGGACTTGATCCGAGCCTCTGCCCACGCCTGCCCTTCATCCAGCTCGGACGCGTTGACCATACGTGCGCCGGCAAGCATCGCCATGTCGGTGGGGTGCTGGTTAAATCGGGAGTCCATGAATGTGTCGGCAGAGGCCGTCTGAGCGTAGTCCGCCATGATGTTCCCGATTGTATTCACGGCCGTGCCTTTGCCGTTGCGGCCCTTCCCGTAAAAAAAGAACAGGGCGTGCTCGCGTGTCAGCCCCGTGAGGCCATAACCGAAAATCCTCTGAACGAAGCCGATCAACTCCTCATCGTCCTGCAGTACCCGCTTGATGAAACGCCGCCAGATCGGGGCATCGCCTGCACCCGGCGCCACGGCGGTTATTCGCGTCATCATCAGTGACCGCGCGTGCGGCTGCATGGCGCCATTCCTGAGGTCGACGACGCCACCCGGGGTGTTAAGCAGCCATGGATCCGCGTCCCATTGTTCGGCGCGTGTCGCGTGCTTGCGGTCTGATCGGGCAATCTTCTCGACAGACGCCACGGTTTTGGCTGAGCAGATGGCGCGGGCTATCTTGTCGCTCGTAGTGCCCGCCGCCACCGTGCGGCAGACCTTGCGGATCACATCCCAGACATGACAGGTCTTCTCTTCCTGCCATTTCTGACCGGTCCACTCATACCAGCATCTGCTACGCTCGACGTAGCGCCAGTTGTCCCCGTAATCCTCTGTGAAGCGTCGTGCGATGTCATCCTCTGAGAACTCGGGAGGCAGGTCTTCCTCCCGCAGTGTCGCCAGATCCGTCGGGCCTGCGGTCTCCATTTCGTGCAGAAAATGCTCGATACGATCATCCGGTTCGGTCGTGAGGTCAGCCATGAGCACGATCCTCCGCCGTCATAGGGTGCCGATAGCCGCCGCGCATGCCGCTCAGGATTGTCGACTTTGCCTCCGGGTTCGGGATCTTGCGCCAGCGTGCAGCATCGAACAGGACCGATACGGCTTCTGCCTCACTGATCGTGCCCGCCGCCACATGACGCGCCACGATGAACGCCTCTTTGTTGAGCGTATGGTTCGCGTTGCCTGAAGGAGCGTTGACAATGCGCTCTCTGGCCCGTGTCAGGACGATATGGGCCCGCCGCTCAGACGATGGGCGGCAAGGTCCGGGGGTGAACTCCGGCTTGCCCTTGAACACCTCTAGCAACCATCCTGGCGCGGAGGGCAGGGGCGTGTCCCATGGCGCTGAGAGCCACTTGTAAGGGGTGCCCGTTCGGTGATGCGACGAGGGGGGCAGAGTGACGGATTGGTTGCCATGCCCCGGACGTGGATCGATGCCGGGGATCACGTTGCTCTCGCCCGTGATCCGCTCACCAGACCAGGCGAAGAACAGGTATAGCCCGCCACCTCCCGAGCGCACGCGTGGCCCTTCTGGGAGGGGGCCATGCCGCTCGACAAGTGACGCCATGGAGGCAAAGCCGTCATTGGCGTGGTCGGCACCCGGGCGGTCGATATCCAATGCCCATATGCCGGATCCGCGCATGACTACACGCCACCCGCAGCCACGATAGCGATCGGCCCAATCCTCGAGCTGGGTAATATCGGAGGTTGCCGCTTCGTGCGGTGCCTTGCCGTCTTTCTTGCGACTGACCAGCGCTGCCTTGTTGCCCGGCCACGAGCTGCAGGGATACATGCGCCAGCCAAGCTGGGCGAGACGCCTGATATCGTCAGGGAGGAAGGATGTCATGATGGCATCATCCTCCGTCTCTGGGCTTCGGCACGCTCGATCTGGGCTTTTGTCGGCTTCTGTGTCCGCTCTTGACCCGGCTGCGGTATGCGCAGCGACAACGTGATGAATGCGCCGCCATTGCGCCCCGTCTTGTTCCACCCGGAAATCTCATACGGATTACCGTTAAGCGTCACGGTGCCGGTATAGTCCGGCGAGCGATCCGAGCGTTTCTGCCGATTGGTGAGGAGGATGCCTGATCCTTCGCGCTGCTCGCTCATAGCGCCCTCACTTTCAGCGTGGCCTGAGGCGCATCTGCGTAGCGTCGCGTGACGCTGAGCTCACAGATCTGGGCATCATCGCGCCACAGAATGCCGTTGAGGGCATCCAGAACCAGTTTGGAGCAGTTATCCACGTCGGGACGCCCCATGGCATGCACGGCGCCTGTGAGGGCTTGCTCGCGCTTGCGCCTCGGCCATGACGCCGGAACCGCAATGTCTATGTCGATCTCAACACTGAGTGCATTTTCGAGAACCGGCTGTCCGGCCTGTTCGATTGCGCAATGTCTGATCCAGGCTTCGGCATTTTGTGTCTTCGCGTCGGTGAACGTGCGACCGTTACCGAAACGAGGTCTCCCTTTCCCACGGAGGGCGCCAGGGATGATGATGGTAATGGGCTCAAAGCCCATCAGTCGCGCTTGCCTCGCGGCATGCGGCTGATCGTGCGTGTCATAGGGTATCTCCTGTCATGAGAGCGCGGAGCTTCCATTCGTTTGCCCGTCTGAGAGCATCGGCGGCATTGTCGGCGCGTCGTGCAGCGACATGCCGCCAGTAACTGGCCATTCGCAGGCAGAACCATTTTCGGATCATGCAGCCTCTGTTCTGAGCGCCTCGATACGGGCGCGTAAGAGGTCGATTTCCGCCGTCTGACGGCGGGCTTCGGCCTCGAGATGAGCCGCAAAGCGGGCGCGGACGTTCAGCCATTCACTGGCCGATACGCTGCGTGCTTCACGGTGGCGGATTGCGCGCACCCGGCGCTCTGTGAGTCCGAGAATGCGCGCGGCTTCGAAGGTCGCGGTCTTGATCGAGCGGCAGCGCCGGGCGCATGCCTCGACGGTCTGATCCACGATCTCGGAAAACTCGTTCAGGACAGCATCCGTCATGGATTTACTGTCCTTGGGCGACAGACCCAAGCGCGCGGGTCTCTTTTCACACCCCATTTTGCCAACTCCGTGTCAGTTTCAAGGCTGTTCAGACCTTTGGAGAAACCGATGCGGGAGATGGCATGGCAGCAGAGAAAAAGATGGACCCGTTCCGACAGGACGCTCAGGGCATCTTGTCGGATATTGACCGGGCGATGCTCGGCCTTGCGCAGCTTCGCGCCCAGGCCGGCGTCTATGACTACATACCGGCGGCGCGGCTTACCACGCGGCTGACCGCCATTATCCTGTCGCCCACATTGCTGCCGATCGCGACCATTCCCCAGACGCCAGCGGTCAGGCTGGCGCTTGGAGAGCTGTTGAGCGGTATGACAGCCATGGGGGCGGTGTCGGATCATGAGTGATCAGCGGCCCCGCGAGACGGTGCGGATAACAAGCTTATCGCCGCGGTTTTCGATTATGATGTCGTGGCCCAGCGGAGTCGTTACCTCCGCCGGGCTTTCACCATCTGCCAACACAGAGGATGAACCATCATGAGTGAACTCCCCACCACCAGAGAAGCCCTGATCTGGCAAATCGTTACGGCGATTGCTGGAGCAGAGGGCAAAGCGTCGGGCAATATGTTTAATCTTGCACCTAATGCTCGTGAGTACATCGGCACCTTGGTCAAGGAAGCGAAGACAATCGTTGACGGGGAGAAGGTGGCGCTGAAACCGCGCGCTCAAGCCGATACCTCGCCAATGCCTGGGGGTGACGGTGGATGGATGGCCAAGTAGCCATCTATTAAGGGCGGCGGCGCACATCAGTGTCTCCGTCAGCCCTGCGTCTCTTACGGCAGGGATAGAAACAGCGGCATTGAGCGCGGCAATGCGGGTGACCTGGCTCATCACGCCACCGCCTTCCGGCCATGCTCGCGCTCCCACATGGCCTCGACCATGGGCACGATGTCGTCGGTCCAGTACACGGCCTTCTTGATGTTCGCCCTGCCCTTGCGGGACTTGTCGACCACCTTGGCGTAACGCTCACCCTCGGGCGTAGCCTCCCAGGGGCAGGAACGATCTCCGGTGGCACGATGAAGGCCGAGCTTGACCATCGCCTGTTCGGTCCAGCGCCAGGGCAGGCCAGCACGGTTGGAGTGGTCCCAGACCGAGCGGAACACGCGGGTATCCTGAGGCTTGGCACGATGGGGGAGCTTGTTGACCGTCTCGACCAGCAGATCGGACAGGCTGAACCCGTGCAGCTTCTCGGTCCCTTCGCTGGCATAGGTGAAGGCGCGCCCCTTGGCCATGCCGAGTTCCTTGGCGGCACGGTGTAGGCGGATGAACGTCTCATCGATGCCGTCCATTACCACGCCGGGGATCAGGTAGCGGTCGGTGCGTGGAGCAGCGGTCAGGGCATCCATGGCGCATTGCTCGCGCCAGATGAAATAGCGCCGCGCCAGACGGCCCATCTCGTTGTTCTCGATCATGGCCAGCTCTTTCGCCATGTCGGTTGTAAGCCGATACTCCTTGATCTGCTGAGCCCTCGATTTTGAGCTCGCCAAATCGGGCGAGCTCAAATCATCGTATGTCTCGAAGTCCATACCGTCAGTGAATCCGTACTTTTCGATCCGGCCTTTGATCCAGTTCGAAAAGTCACGACCAACCTTAAGGCCAGCATGAAGTGCGCGGCCATCGACGGTCAGGCACTTGCGGCCACCGATGGTACCTTCGGTTGCAACGCATATCGCCGCGATTGCGGCAAACTCGGGGGGAATGATGAGATCACGATCCAACTTTTGTCTCCTGAGAGGGGAGGGAATGATGGGAGAGGTCGAAAAAGTCGTTGGCGCTGACTGCCCCGTCGGTATGTCTATGAATAGCTTCCATGATGGTAGGCTTAGGCAGTCGAGAGCCCGCGACGTACCGATACATGGCCCGATCGCTCACCAATTCGACCATCTTGGCAAACTCTGATACCGATATGCCGGTCAGATGGAGATAGGCTTTCAGTTTCATTTGACCAATATGGTCATAAAAGCCGTTTTGGTCAACTGGTAACTGATCCAGTTCGATCCCAAGTTTAGGAGTGAAGGTTTTGGAGCGCTTGAGACAACTGAGGATGGAGAAGGGCTGGACGCTCAAGGAGCTTGCGGTGGCGGCGGGGACAACGCCGACCCAGATTTCGCGCCTCGAAACTGGTAAGCGGCAACTCTCCAAGTTATGGATTCAGAGACTCTCTGGTGCGTTGGGCATCGATCCCAGCAGGTTCTTTGAGGAGGATCATGACCTCGCTCATTTCGTAGTCACCGACGAGGTCAGTAAAGCGTTCAAGTCAATCTACGAATTTCCGAAGGATCAACCACTTCCTGATATAAATAGGCATCTTTATTTGGCCTGCTCTAGCGCGCTTGATTCGCTATTTATGGTTGAGAGGGAGGCATATTGCAGTCCTAACACTATAACAGTAATGACCATCATCCTGCACGACACCTTCATAAGTATATATGAAGGCATCGGCTCTATGAGTACTCTTCACGATCCCCTCTTGCGTTACGCAACAGTGGTGAAAACGGAAGTTCTAGACGCCCAAAACCGTGGAGATATTCCGAGCGACTCTCTTTTGCAGACGCGTAAGGAGTGGGTTGCTATGTTTGATCTGCTCAGAAGGTTAGAAGAGCATCTCAAAAAGATAATCAGTGAGATCGATCAAAAAATCGATTGACCAATTGACCGTTATGGTCAATTGGTTATCCATCAGCCCGACGTTGGTGGGTCAAACCGATTCGCACCCCACCGCCGCAGGCCGATAACAGGAGGTGTCAGTGGGTCAGTCTTTATCTTGGTCACGATTGAAGCGCGCGAATTTCTTGAAGTCTTCACGCAAGGAGTCGATTTCGGCCTCAACTTTTGTGACCCAGACGGCATCTAGCCACGGTCCCAATCCACTCTCTTTGGTCAAGGCGTACTCTTGGGGGGCCACAACTGCGGGGCTGTTCCCTAGCGTGAGGCCGAGCCTATGCACGATCTCCGCGTTGAGAGAGCGGCCTGCTTTATGGGCCTCTTCCTCGATGCGCGCCTTCATCTCGGGAGGGAGGCGGATCCTAAATTGGGGGTCATCACGTGCCATGTCACACCAATGCCTCACTTTTATCTTGACCGCTATGGACGCACCGTGTGACAACACAATTCGTCACACCGTGTGACGGGAGGATTTATGAGCCGTTCACACCCTCAGATCAGGTTTAGGCCACCGCCCGACCTGAAAGATAAAATCGAGCATGAAGCGGCTGCCAATCGGCGGTCGATGAACGCTCAAATGGTCTTCTGCCTCGAACTTTATTTCGAGAAGCAGAACACGGCGAGCAGCGCAACTTTGGACGGTACCGCTGCCCGCCGTGCGACCAACCACAGATCAATCGGAGAAAAAGACCATGGTTGAGCATTCGCTTATCATACCGCCTATGCGCGGCGCAAACGGCATTCGCTGGGCACTGCGCCTGGCAGACGTCTATTCGTTCTTCGCCCGACCTGTCGCGGTCGGTGCGGTTGTGTTCGCCACGACGCTCTATGTGCTGGGGGGCGTGTGATGAATCAGATCACGATCAACAATCGCGACGTGAGCGTCGTTGAGTATAACGGCCAGCGCGTCGTCACTCTCGCCATGATCGATGAAGTGCATCAGCGCCCGGAAGGGACGGCACGCAAGCGGTTCAACGATAACAAGGCGCGCTTTGTGGAAGGCGAGGATTTCCTGAAAATCAGTGCGTCCGAATTTCGGACGCGCAACCTCGCCGCGATTTCTGCCAAGGCGACTGAGGATATTACCCTCCTGACAGAGTCCGGCTACCTCATGCTGGTGAAGTCCTTCACGGACGATCTGGCTTGGCAGGTGCAGCGTCAGCTCGTGCGGAGCTATTTCCGCCAGGAGGCCCCCGCGAAGGTGCCCGCGCCCCGCAAAAGCATTTCCGGGTTCAGCCGCACCTTTGAGGCGCTCCATAAAATCGCCGTTCGTCACCTCGGCTTGGATGAGGCACAGGCAACGATTCACGCCAGCCATGGCACTGACTATCTGCACGGCTTCAATCCGCTCGAGGCAATGCGTGTCAGCCGGATTGAAAGCCCGGTGGAAAAATCGTTCTTCGTCGTGACCGATATTGCGAAGCGCGAAGGTTTCCAGTCCGCGCAGTGGCTCAACAAGGCATTCGAGGCCCTCGGTCTGCAAACCGACACAGGCAATGAGGATTGCCGCTGGAAACCCACAGATCTTGGCCGTCCTTACTGCCGGATCGTGGACAATCCGATCAAGGGGCGCCGATCACGGCAGAGTCTTATGTGGAGCCTCGATGTTGTGCCGCTCGTTCGTGCCCATCTCGGAACCAGCGCAACACCTTATGGCTCCGTGTCCGCCACCCCGGATGAAGATCTGTTAGGAGGGATCAAGTGATGACCATTAATCACCCCATTCACACCCAGGTCTATGACGGCATTCCCTTGCGTCTTTTCGCAGCGCCATCAGGACGACTTACATTGCCTTTCGTCCCGGTGACCGATCTCATGGCACTGACCCGGATGACGGGCGAGGCTGCTGCCCGCGCGGAGCAGATGCTTGTCGAGGGCCCTTATCAAGACGTGCTGATCGGGGTGCGCACTGACGGGGGATATGAACGCCTTATCGCTCATGATTACGCACTCGCCTTCCTCTCCGTACTGGTCGAAGCCAAGTCGGCGCATCCAAACGCTGAGCACCGGTTTCGCCACGCAAGCGCTTTGGCAACGCAAAACCTGACACGTTCGCGTTCTCCTGACGAGCTGGAGCAGAAGCTTGAACGCCTGCTCGCGAACATTGCGGAAGACAGAGCTGTCCCCTGCGAGGAGCGTGAACCGACCGCAGAAGATTTACGTAAGGCGACGGCCTATGAGCGGTGGCTTGCCTCACTGAGCCGAGAGCAACTCGTCTGGTGGCATCATCAGATGTGGAACACCATCGCGGCAGCACGCGACGAGGCCCTGACAGCCATAGCCATGCCAGTGGATCACTCCAAGCTTCTGGAGCGCGCTACCGAAACCTTCACGATCCTCGACGAGGAATATGACGAAGAGGAAGAGGCAAAACTCGGTATCACGCGCAAGCAGTGGTTCGAGTGGGACGAGCATGGCGAGGGAGGCAACGCATGAGCGCGTCACTGCTCGACGGCCAGGGAAAGGCCGATCTCATCGCCGAGATGATCGATAACGTGGTGAACACGATCGACAGGATGATGCAGGAAAAGGGCATGCTAGAAGGAATGCCGCCCACTTTGCTTCTAGCTCAGGGCATCGTGGTTAATCGTGTGATGCACTGTGCGTTAAAGAAGCACGGGCCTCAGGGCGTCTTGCTGCTGACAGAGATGTATCGCGATTACTGCGACATGGCGATTGAGGAAAACGAAGCCGGTTGCGCGCAGTAAAGCCGCGCGATCGATGGCCTGAGATCAATGAATTTACCGGCCTCTGCCGGATATAGGAAAGCTCGGAAAAATGGTGAAAACCAAGTCACGCCCGAACTGCGCCCGGACCAAGCCTGTGGCGCCCACAGTAGAAGATCAGATTGATGCCGCTCTTGCTGCCAGCATTGCGCCGGCAGCACCGCAACCGGTCATCCCGCTCCCATCATTTAGCCCCTACGAGCTCGCGAAGCTTGCCTACGGATATGATCGGCGTTGCGATGAAATCCAGGACCAGATTTCGGAACTGGTGAAGAGCGCGCCCTCGGTTCCGGGAAAGGATATGGACGGCATCGTTTCTGATGGAAAGCGCAGGTTGCATCGCCATCGGCTCGAGGATCAGGGCAATCTCTGGAGTGAGAGATGCCGCGCAACGGAGGATCTTCTTCCGCTGTTTCCGGCCAAGACGCTCGGAGATGCCGCTGTTCAGCTCTCATACGCGCTGCGGACTCTCGATCGAATTAACGATAAGCAGAGCGGCGCCGAAAATGCTGCACTCGCCCAAAAGGCGGAGCAGCTTGTCCTCTGGGCGTTTGAAGCAGTTGCCAGCGCATCGGAGCGGCCCCTTTGCGATGTGATGGATCTGTGGCCATTTAAGCGGCTCGCATATGCCCATGGCGATTTCAAGCGCGCCGACGCGATAGGCAGCGCCATGCTCGGGTCGCGTGCGGAGCAGGCTCCATATTATCGACTGGCCTTGGCCAAGACGGCGCCATCTCCGGTTGCGCAGGCGTTCAGCGATTATCGGGAGGCTTCAGAGCATTCCAAGGCAAGCCTTGCAGAGTGGGACGGATGCGGTGAGCCAGACAAAGAGACGGCTCTGGAAGCAATCTGGACTGCCGCGTTTACTGCAAGAGAGCAGGCTTTCGAACGCCTGATTGCGCTGCCCGCCGGATCGATGGAGGATCTCGCATCCAAAGCCGAAGCGGCGCTCGAGCTTGCTTGTGATGAGACGAGTGCAATCAGGGATGCCGGACTGGAAGGACATGCCTGCGTCCGTGTGATCGAGGACATGCTTGCCCTGATGGGAGCGCCCCGCTGATGAACATTGAAACCGGCGAAATGGCCGCCATCGATGCGGGCGCGCTTGTAGCGGAGCTTGCACGAGAAGAAAGCACCGAGGCATTTCTTGCGCGCTACAGCGAGACGCTCAGAGCGATCGTCACACGCATGGCCGAACAGGGCGCAACGCAGGACCAGATGCGGGGCTATGTTCGCGAATTTGCGAACGGCGCGTGGGTTCGGCGTGAGGAGCTATCGCAGCATCACACATGGGCCTCTACCGTTCCCGAGGGCGTCGTGGAGAGCGCGCCATGAGTGTTCGCTCCGCTGCGCTTGCCGTCACGGGCGCCAATCGCCGCCTCAGAACCGAGGAAAGCTTCGCATCTTTTGAAAAGGCAGCGCGTGCATGGCGTCACGCTTGGGACGCTGCGTGGAAGGGGGCTGCCTGCTCTAAACGCGAACTCGCCACGCGGGCCAGACTTGCGCTGCAGGATCCGGAAGCCATGGACCACGCAGAGATACAGCGCCTTGCGCGCGATGTGCTCGCTCTCCTCAGTGAGGGGATACGCTGATGGGGCGACCTCGCAAGCCCTGGCTAAGCCAGGACGAACGACGCATGCGGGAATGGAGACGCCACCATTATTCGTGGCGCGACATTGGCTTCCTGCTTGGCAGACCGGGAAACACCTGCCGGCGTCACTGGATCGAAATTCTGAATGGGCCATCCGGGTGGTCAGTCCCGCGCCTGACAAAACGTGCAATCTAAAAAATAAACCGTTCAAGAGAGGGAATATCGAAAATGTCCAAAGTCGATGGATCAAGCAGTGTCATGACCATGCAGGGAACGCAGCTTCGTGATGCGCTCGCCAATCACCCCGCGGCGCAACTGGCCGTGATCGGTGAAATGGAAAATCTGAGCGAACGCCCGGAAGATATTCAGTCGCGCCAGATCTGTACCGATGTGATGAATTATCTCGAGACGAAAATCGCGTCGATCGAGAGCCAGCTTCATGTTGGTAAAATCTCGGCTGATCAGCGCGGGGCCGACGATGCCTATCTCGATTGGCACAATCGGGCAGTTCACGCGCTCACAATGGCACGGCTTCGTTATGATCGCGTACGCAAGCAGCGGCATTTGCTGTTCCTCGCCGAACAGGACCGAAACCATCAGGCGCATGTGGAACGCGTCGCCTTTGCCGATAAGACCAAAGCGGAGGCGCGAGCGCGTAATGCCGAGATCCAGCTCGAAACAGTGCGGATCGCCGCAGAGAGAAACGTGCACAAGCAGGTCTGTCGCCTGGTCGAGCAGCGGTTTGGAAAGCATGTCCGCGAGGAACTCTTCGAGGCTGCCCATCAGATCGTCACGCATATGAAATTGCAGGCGGTATCATGACGGGGCCGCTCTACCGTTTCGAGATGCATCGGATATCGGATGGAACGTTCACGGGCACGATAACGGACCACTACGGGTGGGTGATTGCGCTTAGGGCTGCGCCCGAGCAAACGCCAGATGGTAAAAAGCATCTCGTCGGGCATGGGTGGATCGAAGAGAAGCCAAAGGAGAGGGCGGATGGATAAGACCGTCTATTGTGACTTCTGCGGCAAATCTCAGAGCGAGGTGAAGAAAATCATCGCTGGGCCGAAAGTCTTTATCTGCGATGAGTGCGTGTCTCTTTGCATGGAGATCGTGAAGGAAGCGGAGATCGAGGCGCTTTCAAAGCGCGTTGCAAGACTCCTACTCCGGGTACGATGGGCGATTGTGGGTCTGATAAGGAGGCCGTTCCGATGAGAAACGACACACCTCCAGAATACACCGGCGTCAGCGCGCTTGCGAAGAAGTGGGCGTGCTCAACAGCGAAGATCTACCGGATGATCAATTCTGGTGATCTGCCCGCGACCCGCATCAGAACCATGATCCGCATCCCCTTGGCCGCAATTCACGAGATCGAAAACCAGACAGCATGTCCGAAGCAGGAAAGCCCCGCCTCTGTCGCGTCTCCGGGCGAGACACATGGCACATCTATCACCAGCGCAAACGCATCTCTACGGGCTGCACGGATCGCGCGTCGGCTGAATTAGTCCTTGCTCGGTATGCTGCCGAGCTATCGCGGCCCACGACAAGGGCCGTCAGTGTAACTGAAATTCTATCCCTTTATCTCCAAGATCGTCGCGAAGCCCTCAAGCCGGGGGCAGAGCGTCTTGGCTGGGCGCATAAGCCGGTGTCTGCATGGTTTGGTGAGAAGCCGCCCGAGGCCGTAACCGACCGGGAATGCCGCGCCTATGCTCAGAAGCGCATGGAATCCGGTATAGCCGCCAGCACGGCGCGGACAGAGATGCAGGCGCTTCGAGCTGCGTTGCGGTGGGCAGCGTCACAGAAGATCATTGCTGAATGCCCCAACGTACCCCTTCCGTCCCGCAGTCCGCCAAAAGAACGCTGGCTGACGCGGGATGAAGCACACGCACTCATTGACGGCTGCGAGGCGTTTCATATCCGGTTGTTCGTGATCTTGGCTCTTGGCACCGGTGCGCGCGTTTCAGCATTGCTGGAACTGCCATGGTCACGGGTCGATATGGATCGGCGAATCATCGACCTGCGCGATCCGGGCAAGGCGCGAACGGCGAAGGGGCGGGCACGAGTTCCGATCAATGACGGCCTGCTGGCGACCTTGCAGGAAGCTTACGCCATCAGGGAGACGGATTGGGTAATCGAATGGGCAGGCGATCGAGTCGCGTCTGTAAAGAGGGGGTTCAGGGCCGCCACGATTCGCGCAGGCCTGGAAGGGGTCACTCCTCACACCTTGAGACATACGGCAGCGACGTGGATGGCTCAGGCCGGGGTTCCGCTGTGGGAGATCGCCGGGTTCCTCGGGCATTCAAACACAGCCATGGTCGAAGAGACCTACGCCCACCATTCACCGGGCCATCTCAAAGGCGCCTCAAGGGTTTTAGACATGACCCTACTGCAACAGTTCCCGGTTGAGCGCGTGAACACAAGCATTCGTAAACGCCAGTAA